AGCTAGATGCGGGGTTGCTTACTGTCGCGGCGGCTGTCTTGCTGGAACTGTTGTACGTCGCCGTTATGGTAGAAGAACCGGCCGCTACCCCCGTCACGGGAATGTTGGCCGAAGTCTGTCCTGCTGGAACATTCACTGTAGCGGGCACAGTAGCCTTAGTCGGATCTGAACTGCTGACGGCGACTGACGCGACCGATGACGGCGCGCTTGACAGCGTCACAGTCAGACCCTGAACCGCGCCTACTGACACGCCAAAAGACGACGGAGATAGCGCGCTAACGGTGGGGTTAGCCGGAGTAGACCCGTCCGTCGTAAAGTTAATGACAGGGTTTAGCGAAATGTTGTTGTTGTATATCGTAGACGAAACCCGCTGCGATATAAACGTCAACTTCTGTCCGGCCGTCATGACCGCAGAAAACGAGTACGGCTCGGCAGCGACTGTGGTCATGTCAGGGCTGGTAAACTTGGTAGTTGAGTCGTGTTTCGCTATAAACCGCACGCTACCAGGCGCGCTAAAGAGTCCGGTCGATCCAGACACCAGAGCGGTACCGTTGGCAGGCGCAGTCCACTCCAAAACGGCATCTTTTATTGTGCCGCTAGAGCTGTGCCTGAATCCCCCATTCCATATGGCGAGGTATAACTCGTCGCCGACCCACTTTGCGTTGGCCGAGTCATAGACTAGCTCGGCCCCAGAGGAGTCTTTATATCTCCAGCCGTTCTGACCTTGCACGCCAGAGAACTGTGCTGTAAACGAGTAGTTAGACGCCGACCCGCCGCCAGCAGGAGGCGGAGGCGGAGGCGGATCTACCGGAGGAGGCGGAACGATGACCGTGTCAGTCACGACAAATCCCACAGCGCTGACAGCTTGAGGGGCCAGCGGTCCCGCCGTCTGAGTCAACGTAAAGACTGTTCCCGTAGGCACATCCCATTCCCCAGGGCCATCAGCATTGTACTGCCTCACGCGAACACGCACAAACGTCACGGGCGTTTCTAAGCGAAACTCGGCCGACACTTCTGCCGCCGCCACAGCAGGAAGCCGCATCCACGCGTGCGGCACGCCAGACGCGTGTTCTACCGGCACGTTGGGGACAAACGACGGGCTATCAGTATAGATGTCGATTTCTGTACCCAGCTCGTCCCGGTCTCCTGAACTGTTGTCAGTCCACGACACCTTGCAAGGAATAAATTGACTCAAATCGTCCTCCTACATAAACCGTCCGATGCCACGCATGATCGCGCGCCCGATACCGGTAGGACGCCCCATCGCGCCACTCACGGGCGGAATAGCCGCTATGCCAACGTAAAATCCCGCGATGAACTGCCGGTCAGTTGCTGCAACCGATTCATCGGGATATGTGCCTGGAAGACGTAGCCACGGAAACAAGTGCCCCACAGCGGACGCCCGAAGCGTCCAGTCTGCCGAGGCAGCGAATCCGGCATAGGTACCCGCGAGACGCTGTCGCCCGGAGAGCCCAATGAGTCCGGTCGGCTCCGGCAAGGGGTCCCCATACGGGAACCCCCACCGAACAATCGCGGCACGCTTATCCCTGGTGTCTACCGCCATTATGCCCACTTGCCCCGCGTGAAGGTTGTGCCGTCGTCGCTGACGGTGCTGGTCGCGATGTTGCTGCTGTCTGCGTCGTTACGCAGGGTACTGGTCGTCGAAGTCTGCGTCACCTTGTTGCGCGCAAGAGCGAGCAGCCAACTGACGGCTGTCTTGAGATTAGCCGTCAAAGACGGGACCGCTCCCGGCTCTGCGCAGACGACGTTGTCCAGACCCGTCGCCGCAAGTGTAACCAGACCGCTAGACAGGCTGACCTCTCCCGTGCCGGTGCCACTCTTCACCGTCACCTTGGGAT